CAAATAAATACATTTACATTTGATAATGCTGAAAGAATAAAAGCAAGATATAATAAAAATAATAATATTTATATTGGTTATGATAAAAAATATGTAACAAGTCTTAGATCATCAGAACAAATAATAATAGGATTTAATTAGGAATGTGCTCTCTTATTCTGATATTTAACTAAGAGACGATTAAATTCTAATTCTTTTTCTTCTTGTTTATATGTATCCCATTTTGTAGACAACCATTCAACATCTTCTTTAAATTCTGGTGTTTTTCCAAAAGTTCTTTCATATAGTTTAACAATACCATCTATATTTTTTAAATTAAATAAACCAAACATTTCTTTTCTAGGAATACGCTTTCTATCTGTTACACTAAGTTTTCTTGCCCTACTATCAGAGAAAAGCGCAAGTTTCAAAAGACGTTTAAATTCAATAGCACTATGTTTTGGAGTATTATTAGAAATTTCTTGTATTTTCTGAATAAATATAGCAGATCTTTTATCCTCAATACAAAGATTAATATAATCTTGTATCTTTCCTCTTACATACAATTCAGTAATTCTATCGGGTCGAAGATAGGATTTACTCGATGGTTCATCAATGATATCATCTCTTTCAATATGAGAAACTATTTCTCTTTTTTGTTTAATTTTTTCAGCAATTTTTAAAATATGATTTTCAAATTGATCAACAGACAATATTCCTTTTGCTGTATTACATAATTCACAACACGGTACAATATTATTTAGTAAATAACCTTTATTAGAATCAATTCTATCTAAACTAATTGCTTCTGTATCAATATAATGACCACAATATTCACATGGTTTATTCACAAATTCGATAAATATTTCTACTGTAAGTTTTTCATCTACTTCTAAACCACGTTTAGCAGCACCATCTAATACTCTTTTATAATGAGCTAAAGGATGAAGTTTATTTTCTATCTTATAATTTTTATTTTTAGAACGTTTATCTTCAATATTTCTAAATACATTATAACATTCTTGACATTTTTGAATAGTATGACCACGAATTCCAATAATAAATTCAGATATTTCTTTACCACATGTTAAACATAAATTTCCTTCTTCTTTTCTTTCTTGATATTTATTATTTTCTTTTTTACGATTTTTTGAAAGACATTCTTCACATTTTAAATTATTTCCAATTGTTTTATTTTTACACGCTCTTTTTGCATCGTCACATATTCTATACCCGCCTTCTTTAGCTTTTTCTAAAATAAGAGCACGTGGTTCATGTTTTCCACAATATCCACTTTCTTTTGCTTTATCTTTACATGTTTTTTCTTCCCATTTACAAAATATAATAGATGATTTTATTTCATTTTTTTGTTTTATACAACTTTCACAATATTTATCTTTTTCACACGATTTTATAATAGTATTATTACAACGATATGTTAAACATTTTATTTTTCCATCTTCTTTTGCTTTTTCAAGAATTGCTTGTTTCTGATGTTTTTTACAATATCCATTTTCATGTTGTGGGTGCTCACATTGCTTCCCTTTATTAATTCCTTGTTCAAGAATAGCTTTACAAGAATCCATTGATATTGGCTGTGTCATTTAACCCAATCAATATCATATATTAGGAATCAATTTTTTATATTTTTACCAAGATACACAGACTAATATTTTGAAACAAATTTGGTTATTAATATTTGTATTCAAAGCTATTAATTGCTGTATGCGAGACCTCCCATACCACTCATCACGCGGAGAACGTTGTAGTTAGTGGCATAGACGCGAACACTAGAGGTAGTGCTGGCACCAACGGCGTTGTTGGAGATGGTGAGGAGGAGAGTGGTGTTATCAATACGAGACAAGTTGCAAGTACCGCTGGGCTGGTGCTGCTCAGGAGAGAGAGCAAAAGAGTACACGTTGATACCAACAGCAGGCACGTTGGTGTGGTGCTGGTAGGGCTGTACCTCGTTGAAATAGCGACCCTCACGGACAGTGAATCTGTCATGGCCGTTGAGCTGGAGGAGAGCGGTGATCACAGGGTTCTTACCTGCCATACCCTCAACACGAGTCACGGAGTAACCAGACTCGAGAGAGCAGCGGTCCCACCAGTCAGAGTAGTTGAAAGGCTGCTGTCCCTTCCAGGGGTTGATCACAGCATCATCGCAAGACACGAAGGAATCGCGCTGGACAACCCAGATGAGCTCCTTCACGGGGTGGTTGAAGTTCAAGCGGATCTTGTTGCTGGAGGCATTGACGGACTCAGAGCCAGTGAACTGGAGAGTCTCGATGAGGTACTCGTGAGAGACCTGGGCGAACTTACGACGCTCATCAGTATCGAGGTAGATGTAGTCGACATAGAGAGAGGCGGCAACCAAGTTGGCCTGGTTGACACGGTCACGCACAACGTGGACGTTACCGTTCTGGGGAGCATAGTCCCAGCAGAGGTTCTGGAGGTCGTTGAACTGGAGGTTGATACGAACCTCGTGGTACTGGAGGGCGATCAAAGGGAGAGCCAAACCAGGGTTGCGGCAGAACCAGAACTGGAGAGGGATGTAGAGAGTGTACTCAGGGGCACAGCTCAAAAGCTCACCAGAGCTGTTGGGCTCACCACCAGCGCAGTCATTGTCGCAAGACTCACCGCCCTGGACGATAAGGTTGGTGAGGTGGGGCACGTTACCAACCATCTTGGCGTAACCAGCCTGCTTTCCAGGCTCCTGGGTGAGCTCATTCCAGATGTGGAGCCAGTCACCATAGTGCTTGTCGATACGCTGACCACCGATCTGGAGCTCGACGAAGTCGATGAGGTTGTGGCCAACCCAGTTGAGCCAGCGGAACTGGGCACCAGAACCGTCAGCAGACTGGAGCTGTACCTGAGGCAAGGTGGCCTGGAGGTACATCTTGTGGATCAAGTCACCATTACGCTGGATGGTACAAGTGACCTGGTTACCAAAGCGAGGGTTTCCATTGAAAGGGTTCTCAATGGACTCCATCGCGAAGTTGGTGTGACGACGATAAACCGCCTTGAAAACAAGGCTAATACCCTTCCTTTCGGAATATTTATTGTTCATTAACATGTTTGTCAAACAAATTAAATCATTACAGGGATTGGACTATAACTTAAGCCTCCTTACTAGAAGACCCATCAACATTTAGTCTCTGAACTGCATCCATATTACCATTTTTAAGATATTCTTTTGCTAAATTTAATTTTTCAGCATCTGTTATTTTTTTGGATGTAAAATATTTATTTTTTAGATAAGGATGATTTATAATCGCATAACCACTACTAGTATAATGTCCTGGTCTTTCTTTTACTCTTACTAAATACATTTCAAGAGTTATATCAGATTTATGACTAGCAGATAGTTTTAGTTTATGAGATTCACTTAGATTTTTACCATAGAAATGATGTTTTTCTCCAGATTTGGCTTCAGATATAGAAAGTTTAGTGTTTTCACTACGAGGTTTTCCAAAATTTGGATTTTTATCTCCTAATTTTGATTTTCTTATTCTTTCACGACTTTCCTCACAGTGTTTGGAATTTGTATTTCCACCACTACGAATATTATAACCATTTGGATACATAGAATCATAAGAGTCTATGAATTTTACTTCATAAAAATCTAATAATTCATCATTTACTTCTAATAATATTTCAATCTTAAACAAATTAAACCCATATTTGTGAATAGCATTATTAAGTGCTAAACAACCACCTTTTGCGATTGAATGTTCTCTTATTCTTTTTTTAATTAATCTCTTTGTTTGTCCAATATAATATTTTCCATTAGGAGATTCAAGACAATATATTACACCCATATTTGACAGAATATCTTTATATTTAAGTAATTTAGGACTTGGCTGCGGATTGTCCATTTCAACTTTTGTTAAGTTTCATCTTTGGCGTTTTTACTTTCAGGTTCTGTTCCTGACCAGTATTACTTTTCAGCATACCTTAGTATCCAAAGCTTTAGGAGTTTCCCGCAATTTGATGATGTTGCAATACTATGTATCACTAGTAGCTGTGGTAAGTGTCGGGAACCACTAACAGACTTTATAGAATCAATATACCCTTATTATGATTCTCTGGCTACTTTTCAACCCTTTTCGCTAAGCGGTTAAGGTAATCTGAGGATTGCCTGTTAAATAGACATCCTGTGCGCCATAAGCTACTAATTGCATCAACCCGCCGCCAGTCATTTTATATACTTTCATTATAGAAAAAAAATTTTTCCAGAACGAGGAATTTCGACCGGGGACTTCCAAATTTAAGATAAACTCCTAAACTTTTTATAACCTAATCTTATCAACTAATTTATTTTTATTACTAAATACCCATACTTCAAAGTCATATTCTTCCACATTTACCCCCTTCGCCTTCTCATCAATATGAGCTGTAGATAATCCTAAAGTCCATTCAGACTTTACTTCTATAATTTTATTTAATGTTTTTATATAGAAATCGGAAAAATATATATGTTTTATAGTATATATGTAATATGGAATTATCATTTCATTCATCCTACCCAAAAATAGAAAGAAGAAAAAATTCAATCTTTATCACAGGTCTAAACTACTTTTTCTCTTCAGCAAGAGAATGACAGAGAGAAGTCTCTTTGCTTCAAAAGGAGTAAAAAAGCCTTTAGTAGAATCAAGAACAACATTAGATAATTTACACACAAACCAGATCAATACATTAATAAAAGAGAAAGAATCATTAAAAAAGTTAGAGAAAGAGATAGAAGAATTAGAAAAAGAGATAGAAAATACAAATGATATAATTTTGAAAACTCAGAAAGAGGATTTATATGAATCACTTTTACGAAAGAAAAAGGAGATTAAAGAGGATAAACCTATTTATGATTATTTTTTTGAAACAGGAGATATTTTATATAAATATTATGAAATACAGGATAAGATTAATAAAGGAACACAAACAGCCACAAGACAGATCAAGGCAAAACCAGGAAGTATTTTAGCGGCTTTACAGGAAGGAGAAGAAGAGGAGAAACCGATTTCTAAAAAACATACTAATTTGGAGGGAAGAGAGCAGTTAATGGATAAATATTTACAGAAAATAGATCCTGGAAGTGTAAAATCAGAAACAACAAATTTGGAAGAGCCATATGGTATGTGTGATGCCTGTGATAAAGAGATGATGTTTAGTGCGAATGAAGCACTCTTTTACTGTGATACATGTGGAAACCAAGAATTTGTATTGATTGATTCTGATAAACCCTCTTACAAAGACCCACCAAGAGAAATAACATATTACGCATACAAGAGAATTAACCACTTTAATGAATCTTTGGCACAATTCCAAGCAAAGGAATCAACAGAAATTCCTGATGATGTTTTCGAAGCAATTTTGGATGAGTTGAAGAAAGAGAGAATAACAAATACAGAAAATCTGAAAGCAACGAAAATTCGTGAGATTTTGAAAAAATTAAAACTCACAAATTATTATGAACACGTTCATTATATTTTGAATAGATTAAATGGTAAGAAAGCTCCTATCATGACAAGAGAAGTAGAGGAGAAGTTGAGATTTATGTTCAAAGAAATCCAAGGATCTTTTATAAAGCACTGTCCAAAATCAAGAAGCAACTTCTTGAGTTATTCCTATGTTCTTTATAAATTCTGTGAACTTTTGGAGTTGGATGATTATTTGGATTGTTTTCCTCTTTTGAAAAACAGAGATAAACTTTATAATCAAGATAAGATATGGAATCTTATATGTGACGACCTTGGCTGGCAATATATTAGGTCTTTATAATATATTAAATATTATAGTATTGTATTTTTATTATATGGAATATATTTTAATATTCGTAAAAATTGACAATTTAAAACACACCGGATAATTAGAAATAGGAAAATGGATTCGCAAACAACCAAAAAAAATATGTATGATAATGGAAAAATTTATAAATTACAGTGTAATGATGGACATTTTTATATTGGTTCTACAACATCATTATTAAAATATCGTAAAAGAGGCCATGTTTTAGATTCGGCTAAATATCCAGAAAGAAAAATATATAATCATATAAATAAAATAGGATG